TGATCCAGAGTTTTTAAATCAAGTAGTTGATTACGAATCGTTAGGGCTGTCAGCAGAACATGTGTTTAGTTGGTGCGGTAAGTTACATGTCAACGGACTAATGTACGGCAACGGCGGATTAAAAATGTGGACACGTAAGTTTGTACACAATATGAAAACACACGAACATTCAGAAGACGGAGACGAGCGTGGCAAAGTAGAATTTTGCTTTGACGACAAGTACTATCAGTTCAACGAAAACTTTAGTATATCTTATACAAACGAAACACCATGGCAGGCATGGCGAGCTGGATTTAGAGAAGGTGTTAAGATGAGTTTGGATCAAGGTGCTAAAGTAGAAGACTTGCGTAAAGTATGGTGGCAAAACTATGACAGGCTTTTAATATGGAGTCAAGTAGGTGCTGATGTTAAAAATGGTATATGGAGTATACTAGGCGCACGACAAGGATGTTATCTAACAAACTGTACACCATGGGACTATGCTAACGTGCGTGACTTTGAATGGCTAAACAACTTTTGGGAAACAGAAGTAAAAGATGTTAATCCAGAAGAAGTGTCTGCACACTTAGGATTTGAAATTTTAAAAGGTACAGGGGTTGATATATCTACTAACCCATTAGATGCTGAACAAAGTAAATTTTTTAAAAGCGTCTATCAAAATAGTGCAAGGATAATAAGAAGAGCAAAATGAATTTAAATGTAAAAAAATTTAAAGCGTCAATTGACAATTTTTTTGGCTGGGTAAAGAAAACAGAACTAGTAGAACTAGATGATATTGATGTAACAGAAGATCCAGTACGTCCAGAGCTTGATGTAGAATGGCGTACTAGTTATGGACGTAAGATATACGGACTAAAACACGAAAATGAAATTGAAGGTATTATCTGCATTGCATATACTAATGATGTACCTGAAAGTGTAAAAGAGTTAGATTTAATGAGTCAAAATGCTCATTTTAAAAATGATGTTAATACGGCAGTTGCTTATACAGTATGGAGTCGTAAGCGTGGCGCTGGTAAAGAGTTAATACACAAAATAGGTGACTTAATGAAGTCTCGTGATGATATTGACACACTAGTAACCCTATCACCGTTAACGCCGATGGCAACACACTTTCACATACGTAATGGTGCAAAACAAATTGCTATTAGCAATACAACACAGAATTTTAAATATAAATTATGAGCAACGAACAGCGTATACAAGTACTAGAAGAAAAGCGTGAAAAGATAAACAACGTAAGTTGTTCATTCTGTACGGCTAAGTGGTTACAAACTACGCTATTATTACAAAACGGTTACAATCACAGCTGCCATCATCCTGCTCCACATAAGATTCCGTTGCATGAAATTGAAGCAAATCCGGCGGCACTACACAACAGTAAGTTTAAAAAAGAACAACGTGCTAAGATGCTTAACGGAGAGCGTCCTAAAGAATGTGGGTACTGTTGGAAGATTGAAGACTTAGGTAAAGATTACTTTAGTGACAGACATTATAAAACAAGTGACTCTTGGGCTTGGGATAGATTTGAAGATATTGCTAAAAGCAATCCACAAGACGATGTGTATCCAAGTTACTTAGAAGTATCATTTAGTAATGCTTGCAACTTTGCGTGTGCATATTGTTCACCTGAGATTAGTAGTAAGTGGATGGAGGATATAAAACAAAATGGCGAATATCCAACTAAACATGGATCGCACAATTTAGATTATTTAAAAGAGTCGGGCAAGATACCTTATAAAAATAGTGAACATAACCCTTATGTAGAGGCATTTTGGAAATGGTTCCCTGATGCATTGCCTCATTTGAAAGTATTACGTATCACAGGCGGCGAGCCTACTATGTCAAAAGACACATGGAAGTTGTTAGATTATCTTATTGAAAATCCACGTAAAGATTTAGATATTGCAATTAATAGTAACTTATGTGTTACTGATGTATTAATAAAAAAACTTATTTTAAAAATTAATCAACTTGCTGATGTTGGAGTTAAGGTCGATGTCTATACAAGTTTAGAAAGTACAGGCAAACAAGCAGAATATGCCAGAGACGGTCTTGACTATTATACATGGATTGAAAATGTTGAAACTGTATTAAAAGAAACAAACTCAACAGTAGCAATGATGACAACAATAAACATACTAAGTTTACCTTCCTTTCTTGACTTTATGATGACTGTAATGGACTTTAGAAAATTATATAATAAAAGTTTTGATGTTAATAGGATACCGTTGAGCATTAATATAATGCATTGGCCTCCGCATTTACAATGTACATTATTAGATAAGGAATACCGAATAAGCATTGCTAATACAATTGAAAAAGTATGCGAGCAATGGTTAAAGTATTATACTAAAGAAAAATATGCAAGATTGTATCTAGAAGAGTTTGATCAAATAAAACGATTATGTGATTACTTGCGTAATACTGAATCAGCAACAGAACACAGAGCCGACTTTGTAAGATACATACATGCATACGACAAAAGAAGAGATAAAGACTTTGTGGACACATTTCCGCAATACGAACATTTACTAGGAGAATGGAATGCCTAAAAAATCTGATGAGTCTCTACAGCAATATAGAGACAGAGTATTAGATAGTAAAAGCGAAAGTTTTTGCGGAGCAAAATGGTTTAACGCTACTACCTGGCTGGGCAGCGGTACAACGGCTAGTTGTCATCATCCTCCTGCACATAAAATACCTCTTATTGAAATAGAAGAAGATTATACAGCTATCCATAATACTAAGCATAAAAAAGAAATGCGCCGTATGATGCAAAAAGGCGAGCGTCCTGCAGAGTGTGAATATTGTTGGAAGATGGAAGATATGAAAAAAGATGCTGTCAGTGACAGGACTTTTAAAAGTATTATCTATTCAGACGAAGAATTGCAACAAGCATATGAAGCAGATGCTAACGATAGTACTAATCTTAAAACGTTTGAAATTGCGTTTGACAGAACGTGTAACTTAGCATGTAGTTATTGTAATGCAAGTTTTTCAACTACATGGGCTAAAGACATTAAAAAGAATGGCGAGTACACAAACTTAGTAAGTGATGGTGCTGGTGCGTTTAAGCAAGACGGTAGTTGGACACAGCCTTACAAAAATGATGAAGACAACCCCTACATACAAGCATTTTGGAAATGGTGGGATAACGGGTTAGCAGATAGTCTAGAAGAACTACGTGTTACAGGCGGCGAACCTTTAATGAGCGGAAACACTTGGAAATTGTTTGACTGGTTTAACGCACAAGATTCTGATATGCGTTTTGCTATTAATAGTAATCTAATTGCTAAAGATGCTATTATTGACAAGCTAATTGAGAAAACACAAGGTATGAATCACTTTGAGTTGTATACTAGTTGTGAAGCAGTAGGTGCTCAAGCAGACTATATTCGTGACGGACTAGATTACGACGAATGGACTAAAAATATTAAACGTATACTAACAGAAGCAAATACTAAAGGCGTACACATTATGATGACTATTAACAGTCTTTGTTTGTTTAGTATTACAGAATTCTTAGATGATGTTTACAAACTAAAAGAGCTTACACAAAGTAGAACACCAACTGTAAGTTTAAACTTATTACGCTTTCCTAGCTTTCAGTCACCACTGGCATTGCCTAATCATATTAAGGATCATTGCCATAATAAATTGTCAACATGGTATGAAGCTAACAAAGACAAGCCAGGCTGGAGCGAGTTTGAAAAAGCAAGTATTGAACGTTTGATAGATTACTTAGTAACTGTAGATGCTCCGCATAGACGTACAAGTAATCCTACTACACTATGGCGTGACTTTAAAACATTCTATGCACAGTATGATGTACGTAGAAACAAAAGCCTAAGCGTATTTCCTAAAATACTAACAGACTGGGTTGATAGTATTCCAGATACTGATGCAAGTATTATGGAACTTGCGCAAAAAGAAGGTTGGATATTAAAGCCTGATAATAAAAACATAGAAAAACCTTTGGCAACATATGACTGATAAACTTGGCCCATACTTTTGTACAGCACCATGGACACACACTTATGTTAGCCCTCAAGGCGAGCGTAGGTTGTGCTGTGCTAGTAGAGAAGATGCAAGTTTTCAAAAGCAGTATATAGATGCAGGTGATAAAGACAACACTGAATTTGATCCAATAACACTCAAAGAACACTGGAACAGCGATTATATGAAAGACATTCGTAAGCGTATGTTAGCCGGAGAAAAACTAAGTCAGTGTGATGTGTGTAATAATCAAGTATTAAACCTACATACATATAAAAACTATTTTACTAATACACTATTTCCGCACAAAGTTCAAGACATAATAGCTAGTACAAAAGAAGACGGCTACACAACTATGCAACCAATTAGTTTTGACTACCGTATAAGCAATCTTTGTAATTTTAAATGTCGCATGTGCGGTGAACAACTCAGCTCAAGTTGGGAAACTGAAAAGATTAAACACAATGTAGTTAACTACGAACGTGAAAAATGGATGCAACCAGACACACGAAAGAAGATTGCTACATTTCAAAAAGAAGTTCTCGAAACAGAACTACAAGAAGCAGTTGACAAAGGCATTGTAGAAGAGTTATACTGGGTAGGCGGCGAGCCACTTATGTATGATATACATTGGCGTATTATGCAACAGCTAGTAGATGAAGGCAAAAGCCAAGATGTAGTTGTACGTTACAATACAAACCTTAGTAGAACACATTATAAAGACTACAAACTGTATGATATGCTAGACAACTTCAAACGTGTAAACATTTGTGCTAGTATAGACGGTGTAGGAGCAGTTGGCGAGTATATCAGAACAGGCCTCAAATGGAACGAATGGTTACAAAACTTTAAAGACGGTATGTTTCTTGTGGACAAGTACGGCGATGATGCAATGGTGTTTGATGTAACCCTAACTACGCCAGGATTGTTTGATTTAAAACGTATGTTTGACGTAGTTACAGAACTAAACGTAAAAAGTTACTTTAAAATTACATTTGCATTTGACCCTAGTGTACTAATGAGCCCTATGTGTTTGCCTAGAGAAGTATTAGATGAACAAATACACATGTTACTAGACTATATTAAACCTAGAGTAACACCTAAAACTCGTGTGTACCAAGAAACACTAGAAAACATGTTAGAACGTAAAACATTCGAAGAAGAATTTATAAATTATGCTGACGGCTGGCGCAGAGGAAAGAAAAACGTGCTGTTTTTAGAAAGTATTAGACAACAAGATGTTACATTTAGAGATACGCTAAGTGATGCAGGCAAAGAATGGTGGGATAACATTGAGTAAAACATTCTGCCCTTTACCTTGGACACATTTAGCAACGCATCCGCATGGTAGTATTACACTTTGTTGCGAAAGCGATATGACGAATCGTGCAAGCGAAGCACAAAACTTGCCACGAGAGTTTATTACACTACACAATACAACATATGATTTTGAAAAAATAATGAACTCGGACTTGTTTAAAAAGGTCCGCAAAGATATGTTAGAAGGCAAGATGCCTGCAGCGTGTACTAAGTGCTACAAACTTGAACAACTTGGTAATGAAAGTAAACGTACCCGTGATACAAAATTATTAGACTTTGATTTAAATGATGCACAGCGTATTACACAAGATGATGGCACATTAACTGAAGTTAATTTTGAATTTATTGAATTACGGTTAGGTAATATTTGTAATTTAGCATGTCGCTCATGCAATCCGCAAAGTAGTAGTAAATGGATACGTGATTGGGAAAAATTAAACGAACGCAAGTTTGATACTCCTCAGAGTATGTTTGATTGGCCTTTGGACGAACGCTTTTGGGCAAATTTAGCAGAACACTGCAATAATACACGTAAAGTTTATATCAATGGCGGAGAACCATTACTTGTAGACAAGCATATGAAGTTTTTAGAATTTTTAATTACTAAAGACTTGGCAAAAAATATTACATTGGTATATAGTACGAACTCAACAATTATAAATGACAAGTATATAGACTTGTGGAACAAATTTAAACAAGTTGAGTTTATGGTATCTATCGACGACTTAGAAGATAGAAACAGTTATTTACGGCATCCTGCAAAATGGGACAAGACTATCGAAGCATTTGATTGGCTACATAGTTTAGGACACAAAACTTATATATTACAGACAGTAAGTATAATGAATATCTATTATATAAAAGAAGCATGGAATTTTTGGAATAGTAAAGGCGTAAATGTATCGCATAATATGGTACATCATCCTAATTTTTATAGTGCTGCTAATGCGCCCGAACATGCAAAGAAAGCAATTTTACAAAAAATTGACGGCCTGCCATTTTATGACCAAATAAATAATTTCCTAAGTCAGCCATCTAACCTTGATGCGTTTAATCAATTTTTTGATGAAAACAAAAGACTAGATGTTATTCGTAAACAGAACTATGCAGACATATTTAAGGAATGGCATGATATACTTTTACTATGATGAAATTATAGAAGGACAGCCTGCTCCTAACGGGTCACGTAATATTGGTCTGACAAAAGATGCTCGACGTGTTCCGTATTATAAAGGATATAATGCTGGATCCTGTATAGCAAAGTTTACTACCTTTTATTTTACAATGAAATCTCATAAAGTAAATGTTGAACTATTTACAAATAAACAGACTAGAAAAAATTTATATTATCCTATAGAATTAAATCATACATACTATGGTTGGAACAGATCGTGGATTAATTTAATTTCAGCAAAAGCCAAAAAACTTATTCGTAAAAAGAAAATGCGTCTTCTTATTTTAGCACCTCGAGTAACTGGTAATGCTTTTATACTTTCACAAATGAAAATAAGAATTGATGAGCTTGTTGAAAGTGGAATACCTAAAGATAGAATACACGTTGTATTAGGCGAACTCAAAGACGTGTATAAACCGTTATTAGATTTAAAAAATGTATATGGGTTTGATTGGTGGCAAGTGTATATGCAAACAGTTTGTAAAGTTCGTAGCGGTGAATCATCTTTGCATTGGATTTCTCACAATGATAATTTTCTAAGAAAATCAAATGATGTTCCGTTAGACTATGGAAGTAAATCTCCAAAGAAACTTTTTAATGTTGTACCTAGTCATTATGCTAAACATGATATAACACTTTTATTAGAATTAGCTAATAGTAAGTTATTAGAAAAAGGATCTTTTACGTTTGATCATAATAATTACAAATTAGATAATACTGATCCAAAGTCTTTATTTAATGCTAGAAAGTCGTCTGTTGAAACAGAACACAAAAAAGGTTTAATAAAAAACTTAGAACAGTTTTCAAACGGTATAATAGATCAAAATGATAAGCTATCGTATGATGAAGATGAATATAATAATTCAGTATTATCTATTATTTGCGAAGAAAATGATTTACAACCTTTTGGCTATTACAGTCAAGAGCTTGCGGCATTACGTGCAGGTCCACGTATTTGGCAACACATAGCATTAGGTCATCCTTTTATGGTACTTGGTACAGTTGGCACAGTTGAGTATCTTAATAATGAAGGATATTTTTCATATAATGATTTAATAAGGCAAACATATGATTTAACATATGATCCAGCAATACGTTCTGAACAAATTGTTGATAATATCAAATTTTTAGATTCGTTAAGTACAGACGAATTAAATGAAAGAATAAGCGAAGTAATGCCGTTTGTTAAAAAGAATAGAGAAAAGTTCTTTAATAAGCGAATGGAAGGCAAATTTATACAACTTTTTGTTGACATGAGGTACGAATGATAGTACAATATAGTTATGTATGATATCGTTTTTCTTAGTGATAACACTCTTTTGGCTAAACAGTCATGGAGTTCTCTTAAGGAAAAATACCCTAGGGCAAAATTTGCCGACACATTAGAAGAAGCACAACGTAAAGTACTTACTAAAATGTTTTGGATAGTTTGGCCTGATATTAATATATCTGAAGACTTTAAATTTAATTATACAGCAGACGAGTGGAGTCAAGATGTTGTTCATACATTTTTAAACGGAGAACATTATGATGGCATTTTACTAGTTCCAAAAAAATTAAGTATTAGTTCTCGTGAACTTACGTATCGATTCTTTATAAACAAAAAAGAAGTAGATGTTATAGCAAGTACTCCTAAAGCGTTTGATACTTTTTATGTCGATAATTGGGACGATTACGAACACGCTATGGAAAACAGTTCTACAGAAATGTTTTGGGCAGTGTCTCATAATTTAAAATACAGTAAAACATATACTGAAAACTTTTACTTTAGTCATCATAACAGTTATGACAGAAAAGAAAATCATGCTTTTATTCATCGAGTAAACGATAAAGACTTATATAACGGTGTATTTCTTTGTTCAAAGCATAAGGCTCTTAATAAAAAACAAATTGACTATCGTTTCTTAGTAAATGCAAAACAGTGGGAAGACGTAGTAAGTGGCCCTAGGCAATATGATATTTCCTATGTTACTACATATGATGATTACCTTAAAACTTTTAATACTTGTGATACAGAAATGTTTTGGATAGTTCCTCCGCATGTGTATACTAACGACGACTTTGAATTTGATTTATACTTTAGTCATGACGCAGAGTTTGACAGAAAGATAAATCATGTATTTAAAAATAACAAATATTATGACGGTATTATTTTATGTAGTAAACACAGTAAAATTAGTCAACGTGAATTTGAATATAAATTTATAACAAATAAAAAAGAACACGACATACAAGCAAGTATTCCAAAACAATACGATATATTTGTAGCAAAAGATTATAATGACTTTTGCGAAGCGAAACAAGCATCGACTACAGATTTCTTTTACGTTGTACCAGATGACGTTAATGTTACATTTGATTTTGATTATCAAATTTCATCACATCAAAAAGATATTATTCATGTATTTAAAAATGGTAAATTCCACGACGGTATATTCTTAATACACAAAGATAAAAACCTTGCGCAGCGTGAGTTTGATTACAAATTTTTCACACAGAAAAAAGAAGTAGATATTCTAGCAAGCACTCCTAAGCATTATGATATTGTTTTTATTAGTTATAATGAATCAAACGCAACTGAAAATTTTGAAAATATAAAAACTAGATTTCCAGATCGATCAATACATCGAGTACACGGAATCAAAGGAATACATCAAGCACACATTGTAGCTGCAGAAGCATGTGATACAAATATGTTTTGGGTAGTAGATGGTGATGCATATGTACTTGACGATTTTACTTTTGACCACCAAGTACCTAAGTGGCAAAGAGATCAAGTATTTGTTTGGAGAAGTAAAAATCCTATTAATGATTTAGAATACGGGTATGGCGGAGTAAAGTTGTTTCCGGTTAAAGAAACTGTTAATATGGATGTAACTACAACAGATATGACAACCAGCATTAGTTCAAAATTTAATGCAATGCCTAAAGTTAGTAACATTGCGGCATTCAATATTGGACCTTTTGAAACATGGAAAAGTGCATTTAGAGAGTGTTGCAAATTATCATCAAAAACAATAAGAGGACAAGTAGATAATGAATCAGAAGAAAGATTACGAATATGGACAACCATGGGAAGAGATGTTCCCTTCGGCGAGTATGCTATTAAAGGTGCTATTGCTGGCAGGGAGTTTGGGCTTTCTAGCAGCTCTAATCTTCAGCTAATAAACGACTTTGATTGGTTACAGGAGCAATTTGATGCAACTTGTAAATGATATCAGAACAGTTCACATTGAGCTTACAGATAAGTGTCAAGCTCAATGTCCAATGTGTGCTAGGAACTATCACGGAGGTGCTACTCGTCCATTTATACGTAACGGCGATATGAGTATTACACAATTTAAAGAATGGTTTCCAAAAGACTTTTTAGCACAGTTAGATAATTTTTATAGCTGTGGTAATTATGGAGACCCTGCGTTTGCAAATGATTGTTTAGAAATTTATTCCTATGTGCGAGAGTGCAATCCTACAGTTAGACTAGCAATACATACTAACGGTGGTATGCGGAATACTGTATGGTGGAAGAAATTAGCACAGTATAACATTGAAGTTATTTTTGCTGTAGATGGATTTAAGGGCAAACATGAACTATATCGTAAAAACACAAAGTTTGATAAGGTAATCGAAAATCTAAAAGCATATTGTGATGCAGGAGGAAATGCTCGAGTTGACAGTCTTGTATTTGCACATAACGAACATGAAGTAGATCAATTAGAAGACTATCTGTTAGGGTTAGGAGTACAAAGTGTAAACTTTGTTAGTACTACACGCTTTTATGAAATGAAAGAATACGAAGTACACGATAATGATGGCAATGTAGAGTACACAATAAGTCCTGCACAAACATTACGTTTTAAAAAAACACCTAACAAAGATTTAATACAGTTGGTAGACGACGACTTTAGAAATAGTGCAATTGCCGCAAGTAACATTAATGCTAGATGTGTAACTGAGCAAGGAATATATGTAGATCCTTATGGAGATATATTTCCGTGTTGTTGGTTTGGCGGGGATTATTTAGAACAACCTATACAAGAAAAACTACCAATACACTACTTACGGAATTTAAGTGTAGAAAACACAAAGAACGTATTAAAGACAGTTGGTGTACCTAACTGTTCAACAGGGGTATTAAACAGTAATGATAACCTTTTTGTAAACCTTCCAGACTTCTGGAACGGTGAGGATAAGTGCATGACATGCGCTCGTCAATGCAGTAAATTAGTATACGATAGTAATAACAAATATGAATGATTATAACAAGATACCTTGGCAAGATATTACTGAGTTTGGGCAGAAAACCCTCCTAAAGAGCCATCTTTTCACAGTTTCGTGGATCCTGGCTAGATTTTGTAATTATTCATGCAGTTATTGCTGGCCATACGCTAGATCTAGTACCCCTGACCACCAAGATCTAGAA